GAAAGGTGTTTTCTTTGGATGTGGAATGAGATAGTAAAGAAAATGCCTGATGAGTTTACCTTTATGGAGATAGGGGTCTTTAGAGGGCAGATACTTGGACTTGTTAGTCTACTCGCAGAACGGCATGGTAAAAAGGTTAGGCGAATAGGCATTACACCTCTTGACACTTCCGATGGGCATTGGGAAAGCGACTATGAAGCAGACATAATAAGACTGCATGATGTGTTCAATATAAAGGATGATTACGAACTAATCCGCTTGGATTCAACCAACCCAAACGCAGTCAAGTTGGCAGGGCAAAATCCTCCTGATGTCTTGTACATTGATGGAGGACATACCTACGAAGTGGTTAAGTCAGACCTAACCAATTACCTACCGATTCTCAAAGTAGGTGGCACACTGGTAATAGATGACTGCAACAATGCTATCCCAATGCCGTGGGGTTACTTTCAAGGTATTCAATCGGTATCAGTAGCGGTTGATGAAGTCCTCCCAAGAGAAGGAAGCACAGAGTATTGGAAGCATGAGTTGAACTTGGTACACAATAGAGTATTAACTAAATTAAAATAATGAATCCTATTAAGGTCAAAATCAGCGAAGTAAAGTCTAACCCGAACAATCCAAGAATAATCAAGGATGACAAGTTCCAAAAGTTAGTCAAGTCAATCAAGGAGTTCCCTGAAATGCTCAACATTAGACCTATTGTGGTCAATGCTGATATGGTTGTACTCGGTGGGAATATGCGATTAAAAGCGTGTAAGGAAGCAGGGATTAAAGAGGTGGCAATCATTAAAGCAGATGAATTAACCGATGAACAACAGAAGCAGTTTATCATTAAAGATAATGTTGGGTTTGGTGAATGGGATTGGGAGGACTTAGCAAATAACTGGGATGCAGAACAGTTAACAGATTGGGGGTTGGATATACCAAACTATATGGAACTTCCAAGCGAAGAAGAATTGACAGAAGAAAACAAGAATAAACCACCAACTATAAAAATAACCTTTGAGAATCCTGAACAATTACAATCAGCAGAAATAGATATAATTGAATTGATAGATAGAAAATATCCAAAGGCATTCTTTTCAGTAAGTGCAGGAGAATTATGAGATTAGAAAAAGCATCATATAAAGCAATTAAATATGCTTGCATGAATTTTCATTATGCAAAAGCAATTCCAGTAAATACTTTTGGGTATTCAGTATTTAATGATAAAAATGAATGGTGCGGAGTAGTTTTATATGGTACGGGTGCTGCAATTAATATTGCAAATGCATATAATCTTAAACAAGGAGAAGTTGTAGAATTAGTAAGAATGGCATTAAATGGCAAACAAGAAAGCACATCAAAGGTTTTGTCATTAAGTTTGAGATTTATATCTAAATATATTCCATTATGTAAACTAATTGTAAGTTATGCAGATTTAGACCAATGCCATTATGGTACTATATATCAAGCAACAAATTGGTATTATACTGGTTTAACTTCTAATGATGAAAGGTCAGGATGGATAATAAATGGGAAAAAATGGCATAGAAAAAGTATATATGGCAAATTAGGGACAGATAGAAAAGAAATAGTTTTAAAACATTTTCCATCAGCAAAAGAATGGATATCAAAAGGAAAACATAAATATATATATCCTTTAAATAAATCATATATTCATATATTTAAATCATTAAGTAAACCTTACCCAAAGAAAGAACAACAAGCGGATAAAGCATAATGGTAATGCGTTCACTTTCCAAGTGAAAGAAGGCAGTTCAAATCTGACCTATCCGCTCTAAAACATCGGAATAACAACGGGATGGCAAAGAAAATACCACAAGCACATGGAGGCAGTTTAATGAGACCGGAGAAGGGTGAAACAATGAACCCCAATGGCAGACCAAGAAAGTATGTATCAATGCTGAAAGAGCAGGGGTATAAACTGGCAGAGGTTAACGATTGCATCCAAGCAATTATGTCTATGGATATGCAGGAACTAAAAGCGGTATGGGATAACCCTAAGGCAACTGTACTGGAGAAAACCATTGCAGGGGCATTAAGAAAGTCATTGGAAAAGGGAAGCCTTTATTCAATTGATACCTTACTGACCAGGGTATATGGGAAACCAAAGGAAACTGCACATATCACAAACGATGGTAAGATTGAGGTGGTATTTACTAAGGGTAAAACGATTCTATGATAATTGAACTACCTGAACCACATAAGAACCAAGAGGCAATCATTGAATCTGATGCAAGGTTCAGGGTGGTTATGTGTGGCAGGAGGTTTGGCAAATCAGAACTCAGTCAGGTAGAAATCATTAAGAATGCAATTGTAGGGCAATCTGTTGCCTATATTACCCCGACTTATAACCTTGCCAAGACTTTCTTTGACAAACTTGCTAAAGCGGTCCCATTCGCCTCTAATCGGTCTGATTTAACTATTGAGTTCCCGAATGGTGGTTCGGTTCAGTTTTTTACTGGGGAACGCTTAGATAACCTGCGAGGAAGGAAGTTCCATTTGGTAGTGGTAGATGAGGCAAGTTTTATCCCTAACCTTGAAGATGGATGGTTGAACTCAATCAGACCTACCCTAACCGATTATAAGGGTAAGGCATTATTCTTGTCTACTCCAAAGGGTAAGAATTACTTTTACTCCCTTTTTATGAAAGGAAACGGGGGTGAGGAAGATTGGGCAAGTTTTAAGTTCAGCACCTACGACAATCCGTACATAGATAAGTCAGAGGTTGATTCTGCAAGGATGCAACTTCCTGAGGTAGTCTTTGAGCAGGAGTACATGGCAAACCCTGCTGAGAATGCTGCTAACCCATTCGGTTCTGCATTCATTCGGCAATGCATCTACCCTATGAGTAACGGACCAGTCGCTTGTTATGGGATTGACCTTGCCAAGTCTGTTGACTTTACAGTTATCACTGGGTTAGATAAAAATGGTTCTGTATGCCATTTTGAACGCTTCCAAAGGGATTGGAGGCAAACAAAGGAGTATATCATTAATTTACCAAAAGCACCTATCCTGATGGATTCTACGGGGGTGGGCGACCCAATCTTTGAGGATATGCAACGGGAGGGGTTAGATGTTCAAGGGTATAAGTTCAGTTCTACCTCAAAGCAGATGCTTATGGAGGGTCTTGCATCTGCAATACACCAAAGGAAGATAACCTTCCCAAGCGGTCCTATTGTAGATGAGTTGGAGATATTTGAGTATCAGTACACCTCCTACGGGGTAAAATACTCAGCACCTCAGGGATTCCATGATGACTGCGTGGTAAGTCTGTCCCTTGCTTGGCAACATCTTCAGACACATGGGCAAAAAGGTCGCTATTATTTTGCGTAAAATATGTATATTTGCATTGTTGTGTGGTAGCAACAATTGAAAATATTTTATTCCCCAAGTATTTATAATGACTACCACCATTATATTTATGAGGGGTTTAATTTTTTATGGAACAAATTAAAGGAATTGATGGTTATTCAATTACAAAGGAAGGATTAGTTTTTAATGACAAGACTGGAAAGTATCTGAAAGGATATCAATCAAAAGAGGGTTATGTAATATCTTGCATAGGTCAAAAATGCTATAAGTTGCACAGATTATTGGCGATTCAATACATACCAAACCCACAGAATAAACCATATATTAACCATAAGAATGGTATAAAAAATGACAATAGGTTAGAAAATCTTGAATGGGTAACGGCAAAAGAAAACACAAGGCACGCATGGGATAACAACCTTTGCACTCCAATACGGTATTGGAAGGGGAGGACTGGGGAAAATCACAATACATCAAAAGCAATAATACAGATGGATTTAGATGGAAATTTCATAGCAAAGCATATTGGCATTAGAAGTATTGCATCAAAAATGAATATTAAATACCAATCCATTGTTAGATGTGCAAGAGGTTTGAAACCAACTGCTTATGGTTATAAATGGAGTTATGCGTAAGTCTGTCCCTTGCATGGCAACACCTTCAGAAGAATGTGGGGAGTGGCAGGTACTCTTTCGCATAGGGGAAAACCGGGGGGAAGTCGGGGGGAAACTACTTTTTTAAAAAATATTTGCTAAAATCTTTGGTATTCTAAAATATTTAGTATTTTTGCATAGTCAATCCGAATGATAGATGCAATATAATTCGGGTTTGATTTTAGCAAACCTGCTACGATTAGACCCATACTGTTGCATCCAGTGTGGGTTCTTTTTTGCCCATACTTGATTATGCAAGTAGACCACTACCTCTCAAAGTTCTGAATTCAAGGAGTTTAAATCTGTTAAATGAAAAGAAGGATGTAACTTTTTCCCTTTTCAGCCGACTAACCCGATTACCTATGTGACGGAGTAGATGGTCAGTAGTTGTTTCCTATTGGGGGTAGGGGGCAACTTCTGTTCTGACCAACTTCCCTCATAACCTTGTTCGGGAGTAGATAGATTATACACTAAACCACATTTAAACTATTTAGTAATATGAATTGGTCGGATGTAACAGTATTTCAGTATCAACAGATTAATGACCTTTATGCTAATGCTAAGGACATGACTGACCTTGACTTATCGGTTAAGGTTGCATCTATTTTAAAGAACCTTACTGAGCATCAGATTGATTCTTTACCAGTTAAAGAACTTGGTCCTTTGCTTGAATCTATCTCATATATACATACTGAAATCCAACCACAAGCAGTAGACTTTGTAAAGGTAAACGGGAGGGTTTATAAGTGCATCTATGATGTTAGGAATATCCCTGCTGCGAGGTATATTGAATCCAAGCACTTCAGTTCTGATGTTATGGGAAACCTACACAAGATATTTGCTTGTATGGTCATACCTCAGAAAAAGACTTGGTTCGGTTGGAAGGATGACAAATACGATGCGAGTAAGCATTCTGAATACGCACAAGACATCCTTGAAGCACCCATTGTAAACGTACTCGGTTCGGTGGTTTTTTTTTATCAAGTTTACAGACTTTGGATAAAGAATTCAAAGGATTATTTGGTCAAGCAGATGATGGTGGAGAAGATAACGATGGAGGAGGCAGAGAAGGGATGGGAGGCTTTATGCAACATTATGGATGGATTTATCAAACCAAACTGGTTGCCGAGTTTGAAGGCATCACACTTAACCAAGCATTTGACCTACCTACAATAAACTTCCTGAATGACCTTGCCTACTTGAAAGCGAAGATGGAACATGATAACGAACTGATAAAGAAACAATATGGCAAAGGTTGATGTTGATGTACTTATAGATGATGTGGCAATAGCATCAGCAGCAGCAAGTAATGAAGATTATCAAAGTCTTGGTAAACTTCCATTCATAGAAAAGACTATACTTAGATACGCTGCTAAGTTTATTTTAAAGGTTCAGGAGAATATTCAGAAAGCAGATAAGGTAGACACTGGAACTCTTAGTGATGATATCCGAGAAGGTTCATTGCTGAAAGATGGTTCAAGTTACTCAATTGATGTAGGTTATCCCAAGAGTTCTGATGCTGCTAATTATTTTAAATTTGTCAATAAAGGTGTAAAAGGTTTTATATCAGGTCAGCCTAACTCACCATATACTTTTAAGTCTGCCTACCCTAAGATGAATGGACCGATGGTAAATGCCATCCAAAAATGGGTAAAGCGGAATGCACTGTTATCTAAAAAGGAAACTCCAAGAACTACAATATCAAGTCTACAAAGGAAACGCAAATCCGTTGCACAATTAAACACCGGAAGGACTACGGCATATCTAATAGCAAGGAAGATAAAGCAAAGAGGATTACCCAAAACTGGGTTCTTTGACAATGCTATTGATGAAGTCTTCAATCAGCAGTTTTACGATAAAATGGCAAAGGCATTAGGGGCAGATATACGGGTGTACATAAATCAAGCGAATTCGCTAATTAATAAAGAGAACAAGTAATTTTATGGCAATAACGATAAATTCAATACCCGAACAATACGCATCACTCCATGATGACCTTTGGTTCGTGGTGGATTCAACCAATAAGGCATCATCAAACTTTAAGTATGTCTTTGATGTCTATGTAGATGCTACACTGATAGCAAGGATTAAGCAGTTCCCTGATGTGTCAAGCACAAAGGGAATCTTCAACGCAGGTAATATTATGCGGAATTATGCTCAGTCTTATTTTATACCCAATACTGCTACTACCCTTTTTAGCGGTTCAAACGATAGCATTTACAAGGAATATACCATTAAATACGGGGAAGAATACGGAGGGACTACTTACACCAATTTGGTTGAGCAAACCTATGTAGCATTCAACTTCTACTATCCTGACTTTTACAACCCTGCACAATCTCCAACCTACTTCAAGAACTACATTAACAAGTGGTTGACCAATAGGGACACAAGCAATATTGAATGTGCTTTTACGGATAAGTTGCATATCGGGTACATGAACGCTTCAGGCGTAACGACAAATGTTTATCCTTCGGTTCAGTTGTACAATGAGAATGGCAGTGCAAGTGGAAGTGCGGTAACTACTGGAACAGACCCACAAGAAACTTTTAGTCTATTGGATATCTCACCGACTGCCATAAATGATTGGTACGGGTCAACTGTCATCCCATCAAGTACCTATGCATACGGAATCAAGTTGCATAATGGTACTTCATTCGGACCGGAGGTTAAGGTGAAACTTGTTTGCAATCCTAACTACACACCGATAGCATTGCACTTCCTGAATCAGTTAGGAGGTTACGATACAATGCATTTTAGGTTGGTCAATAAGGAATCAAGGCAGACAGAATCAAAGCAATATGAGGGGAATAAATATCGGTACAATTCAACTTATACTGATATGCGTACTTATGATGTTTACAACCGAATCAACCCGGGTGCTACCAAGTACGTTGTTGAGCATACAACATCCTACAAACTGCGAAGTAATTATTTAAATGTTACTGATTATAACTGGTTGGCAGAATTGATACAATCACCCGAGGTTTACTTTGAGCAAGGTGGTTATTACTACCCGATTGTTACAATGACAAGCAACTGGGAGGAAAAGAAAAGGATAGCAGACAAGATGTTCAATCTTGAACTTGATGTGCAGATTGCGAACAAAAAATATAGTCAATTCCGATGAGGACAGAGATATACATTGATGGAAATAAACTTGA